TCTTTGATTTATTAATTCACTCTGTTGTGTAGCTTGTAGCTTAGTTCTTTCGTCTTTTCTATCTTCTTTATCTGTTGCTTCAGATTTTCGACCTTGAACTTCAATGCCTTTAAGCTGCATATTCATTTCAAATTCTAATTGCATCAATTCTTTCTTAAGAGTGGCTTCTCTCATAAGCTTTTGATGGTCTATTTCTGCCTTTGCTTGTTCTAATGCAATCTTTTGTTGTATCAAGGCTTGACCTTTTTGTATCTCTGCTTGAGCAGCCACTTGCTGAGCCTGAGCATTTGCTTGAGCTTGAGCCTGTATATTCTGCTGTTGCATTTCCTGATCCTTCATTTGCTTTTCTGTTCTACGCAATTTAAGTAACTGGTTAGCTAACTTAATATTTTTAATTTCGCGTAGATCGATTGCATCAGATAAGTCTATAAGACCACTTTGAACAGCAGCTTGAATGTTGTTTTCAAGAACCGCTCTCTGCTCTTCGTCTGGTTGAAGCTCAATAAATATACCGAAGTCATATAAGTATAGATCACTCATTTCTTCAAGCACTGCCACGTTTTGATTACCTATCTTATGTATAAACGCTTCCCTTGTAGGTGAGTATTCTAGTATATCTGATATCCTTAATGATAATCCTTCGCATAAATCTGACGTTAGATATAAGCTACCGTCCAATATATGTCTTGTTGCTGTATTAGAATTTGCTGCGGCCATTTTTTGCACGCCAACTAAAGCTCTAGCGTCTGGTGTACTGCCGTCTCTTGCTTCATTTAACCCAGTAACATCTCTTATCATTTGCATGTAATAGTTGTAGTTGGTTATTAAGCTTTGCATTTTTTGCCCTCCAGCTCCAGTTGTAATTTCTTGTATTGGCACTTTACCAGGATTCATATCACCATCTTGAGTGAACGATCTACCTATAACAGAACCTGTTTGAAAAAACATATTAAGCGCTTCTTGCGGATTGTAATTAGTTCCATTACCAAGATCTACTTCTGCTAAACCATCAGCATCAAGATAAACACCGTCAGGAACCATCCTTGACATTACTTGTTGTAACTTTAAGTGCGTTAATTGAATCATATCCGCAAAACCGGTTATACGACTTACTATTGATTCTATTCTGCCTCTATACATCCTAGGTGCTACGATGCTATAATTCATCTTAACCTTAGTGTAATCACTTTTAGGTCGAATCATATTCTTTGCTAATTCCCATTTAAGCATTTCCCCACCTAAAACTTTTACTCCCTCATAAACAACTTCTAAAGATTTAGACAACTTAGTTATCCCGTATTCCTCATATAATTCTTCAGGTGGATTAAATTCATCTGTTTTAGGAATTATTTTAGCTGCTCCTGTAGCGGTTTCCTTAACCTTGTAAACTTCATTTGAAAAAGTCTTGTAATTAAAGTAAAGAAGTTGAGCAGTATTTGAATCGTCATAATCCGAATTACTAAGGGTTCTGTCATAAAAACCATTGTTGCTTGTATTTTGACCTGCTATTTTTTGTAGATCATCATTAGTTAAATGAGGAAATTCTTTTTTAATCTCGTTTAAATGAACAGCTTTAACTTCTCCTACATAATATATGTCATCAAAATACGGAGAATCCGTGTAAGACCATACTAAATTTACGGGGTCCACGTAATCAACTAAAGCTCCCTCTGCTTTGCTAAAGGTGTTTTTCACAGCGCCAATACCAATAGTCGTCAGATCATAGTTACATCTTCTTTTAATTAAATCGTATTTATTACCATCTAATAATACATTTATAGCCTGCTCTTCAGCTATTTCAACTTGCTGCTTGTAGCTAAGCTGCATGTGTAGATCAAGCTCTTCTTTGTTTTTAGGCAAAGTGTCAGGGTTATTCTCAAACAAATTAACCCCAAACTCCTTAGCTGCGAAGTCGTTTAGCGCCTGGGTTTGCATGTCTCTTATAATAGACTCCATATACTTAGTTCTTTTTTCAACACCGTATGGATCCTGAGAGTATGCTTTTATGTCAAATTGTCTGTCTGAAATTCCGTTAACAACTATATCTACAAACTTAGGTATAATTGGTACAGGCTTCCAGTCTAAATTCAAGTATGATAAATCCCCATTAATTGATAACTCATCTTTATATTTTTGAATTGGCTGCTCTCCTCGAGCATATAATCTAAGATTATGAAAGGTTGCTTGGTTACTTTTGAACCTGCCGTTCCCATTATCGGAACTAAACCATTCATTTTCTATAGCTCTACCAATAGTGGTCCCGTAGTCTAATGACATTTTTTCTTGGTCACTAGCTATTTGGCTTGGAAAATAACTTGTTATAGGAGTGGTAGCCATATTTTTATTTTTTCATTATTTTTGATAAACCACCAGTGTTGGTGTATTTAGCTATTTTTAAATTTATTTTATTCTTTTCTACTTGAGGTCTTGGGTAGTATAAATGTCTATTACAAGCCATTATTGCTAACCCTGAACTTATTGCTGCATCAAACTTTGTTCGTTTATTTATATCGAATCCCGCCCAATCGTTTAGCGTTGTATTAAAATACATTGCTCCATATTGTCCATCTGATTGTAAACCAACGTGTTTGTCAATATACGTTTCGATAGCTGCTGCGTGAGCTTGCTTTATATCTTCACTCGAGTTAGGCATACCGCCAATTTCTCTTTCAGTTACTGACAACTTGTTCCAAAGCTTGTCTGGTCTATTCATTGAATAACCCCTGTATCCTCTTCTTTTAAAGTAGTACAATAACCTAGGCTTATTATTCTCTGCTAGTATAGGCATTCCATAAAATATGCATGCCATTAATACGTCTTCAAAAAATATTTCAGCAGTTTGAGGTCTAGCAATATATTCTAAAAAGAAAGTATTAACTGGATGATCCTCCATACTGAATTTAGTTAACCCATGCAAAGCTCCTTTGGAACCTTGGCCATCTGTTGTTCCAGATATATCATAACTATCGCAACCAAATGCACCCATGTGCTCATTGCCTGGACTTTTTAATCCATTCTTTACTATTTGTCTATTCTGTAAAGCACTGCTTGGAACCCACGATATTTTAAATCTTCCACTTGGATTTGGTGTAAATATAACAGTTGAATCTTTAATGCCGTTAGCCCACTGAAAATTGCCAGTAGTAACTACATTTGTATTACCAAGATCTTCGTTGTAATCTATTTGCTCGTATATCTTAACCAAGTTAAATATACTGTTTTTTGTTTCATCCCTAAAAGCATGCTCCTCTGTGCGGGGGAACTGTCTATAGAATTCGTTTAAAGCATCCTGGTCTCCTCTTAAGCCATCTGCTTCATTATCCCAGTGTTCTATAACTCCGACGTCTATAACGTCTCCTAATGGGCCCAATACTGTTTCCTTAGGCGTGTTAAATACAGGCATACCATGCTCATCTATAAAACCCTCGTAATTCCATTCCATTGGAATAAATAAAGAATATAAACCAGATGCTGTTTGTCCGTTCCTGTTTCTTTTTGTTACATTAGAATTTCCATATAACTTTTTAAAATTAGCTCCCCCTTTATCTAAAGCATTCGAGGTTGAACCCATCATACACTTGCCAATGATCCTAGAGCCTAATCGTAAACACGTTTTTGTTACTCGCCAGTTATTTAATATATTATCTGGTCTTTCCCACTTTCCACTTTCATCGTGTACTAGTAATTTTAATTTTTCTCCATCATAGGAGTTGTCGCCAGTGTTTTTCCAATCTATTGTGGTATCGAGGCCTTCGAGGACTTCGACGCTTTGTTTGTTTTGTATTGATTTTCTTGTGAGTCTTGATGCTGGTATCCTGTACGCCAATTCCGTTTTCGGTCTATCCATTCCGTCTTGTATTGGTTTGAAAAAGAACGGGTAGTTGACAGATATGGGTACGACTTTATCCGTGAACATTTTCTTCGCATCGGAGCCAGATTTGGACAATATCCCAAACCGTGCATCACTTGATATGGTGGCCATGTTGACAGTCTCTCCGGATGCCATGAACGAAAATCCTGAACGTCTGTTTTTGAGATATGACATGCCGTAGCATCTACCGTCTGCTTTGCAAGCTTCCCAGAATATAAAGAATAATCTATTTGCTTCTCTAAAGTCTGGTCGCCCAACATCAATTTTGCTCCACTGCAGGTACATAAAGTGAGTACCAGTAATGTAAGTAGCCACACTCTTATTATTGAACCAATGGCCTTCGTCGCGTCTTTTAAATTGTTCATCTATATAGGGTTCCCATTTATTTTGAAAATCTTCAGGATATTCCCTCCAGTCAAATATACTTGTTACTGACTTTAATTCTTTAGGATATTCTTCAGCTTTCCATTTGTTATTAGCTTCGTCTACTTTAGACGGCGTCTTAGGTAATGCTATTTTTAGATCTTGTATATTATATATATCACCTATCTGTCCTGTTTTGCTTATAACAACTAAATCGTGTTCTTTGTTATAACCATATTCCCACTTCTTAGCTTTATTTAGCCTAGATATTGTAGTTAGTTTAACAGGAGTTATTATTTTATATAATGATTGCTCGTACATTATTTAGATCGTTTTTCAGCAAACCCTTGAAAAGCTTTTTTTTCAACTTCTTCTTTAGGTTTGTTGTTCAGCATATCTTCTTCCTCTTGTATTCTAGTAAGTATTTCAAAAGCGTCAAATATAGCGAGCTTTTTTGTGGCAGCAGCATTCTTAAGTCTGTCAGCTGATATATCATCGCCTGAGTCAACGATCTTTTCCCCTGCTACCTTTATTAATTCCTCAACTGCTCTATGTCCAGCTTGGATTATATTCTTCTTCGTTTCCTTGATGTTCATATTTGATTGTAATTGATTTGGTGGGTACTCTATAAACTCTATCTTTATCGATAACAAATTCATATTCTGCCCCTGGCTTAAAGCCAATTAAGTCACCCTCGGCTACGCTTTGCAGCTCTGGATCCTTGCTATATAAAATTCCAACCCCTTCTTTTTCGAAGTCAGTTGAAAACATCTTTGTTTCTTTAATTGGTTTAACAAAGTTAAAACCTTCTCTGCTCATCCATCCGCAGCAACGCTTATAGGCGTAAACCTGCCCGTCATCAGCAAAATAAATATTGTCCTTATAATAAGACTTACTGTTTTTTTCAACGCCTCTAATGTCTTTAAAACGTCTAAACACGTTGTGATGAACTATTACCTCATCACCAACTTCAATATCTGTTTTAATTTCAGAGGGTACTGCTATTACTTTACCAACTCTATTTGAGTAATTATGGTTATGCAATTCAGTATTTAAAATAAGCTCGTTACCTTCTATATTTTTTTTGTTGTTGTATCTTTCTCCTACTGGTTCTATAATAAAATCATATAGAGCCTTCATTAATACTGGAGATCATATTCTATGGCAATAGCCATATTTTTATTAAAATCTTTCCAAGGTAGAACCTCATCTTTTTTCTTTATATATATTGAGTACTTTGAATCTTCTTCAATTATATTAGCTATAATATGACCACCATACACTTCCTGTCCAACAGAATAGTGCATGGCGTCAGTTTTATAGTCTCTGCCGATGCTAATTTTCCGTATCAACTTCCTCTTCTTTGATATCACCTGTTTGGATATCTACAGATACTTGACCGTACACTTCCTCTAATTGCTTTTGGATTTCTGCAAGTTTTACCTTAGCGTCTTCCATAGAATGCAGCAACTCGTGCTTCTGAGCCTCTATACCCCCTATTTGCAATTGAATACCGTTCATTGCGTTCACTGCTTCTTGTAATCCTTTTAATTCTTCTTGTGTTAACTTTTTTGACATTTGATTTAATTTAATTGTTATTACTTATATTATTAATTACGTGTTATACATGATAGCTACTTTATGGTCCACAGGATCTTTGAAATGCCCAAAGAGTTCCTTGCGGCCCTGTTACTCTAATGGTAACAAATGGTGATGTTTGATAATCTGCTGTAGTATAAACCCACCAAACTAGCTGTTGGTATGGAGCGACTAAAGGATTTGCATTTCCTGTTTCTAAAGTATAAGCATTAGCTCTAGTTGGAATAGTGCCTTTATTTGCCCCTATGAACTGATCTATATTAAGGGTTTGCGCTGGTGTAGGTACGAGATTTCCAGTGGAAACAGTACCGTATACGTTATCAAAACCACCCGCATTAGGGGTTGTCATTCCAGAAGTGGCAACTTTTGTCCCGTTAGCGTTTCCATGAATTATTTCTAACTTGTCTGGACGGCTTTGAGCATTAAACATAATAGTTATAACTCCCCCGGAAGGATCCAAAGCTATAGTATTATCTGTTATACCCGGCCCACCTGGTAAAGCTACTGCATTGCAAGGAAGTCCTGTATCATTTCTATCTGGCCACCACACACCGTTTAATATTGCAGACCAATTCATTATTGAATAGCTACAATATCCGCAACCGTAGTGTTAACTCCTGTTACAATAGTATTAACTATGCAAGGTAAAAAGCTACCGTTTGGAATGTTTTTAAATACCACAGGAATATCTGGTGATCCCATTAAGGTAACCTCTATGTCTCCCCCGCTGCCTAAATATAATGCGCAGTTTCTAACATTTGTAGTTCCTGCGACAACTGGAAACGCGTTTGTTCCAAAGTCTGGTTGATTGTTAAATTGTCCCATTTTTTATTATTTATTACTTGTTATTGATTTTGCTTTTTCCCAAGTTCTGCCTACAAAGTAAGCACCGTAAACTGTGACTAGCAATGTTTGAAATATTGGTATATATTCTTTAGCTAACGCAAACTCCCCAATGTTACCATCAAAGAAAGCTAGAGACGT